GGTGCCGTTGCCCAGCAGGACGTTGTTCGCAGCCAGGGTAGCAGCGCCAGTACCGCCAGAGGTCGCGGGCAGGGCGGTGGTCAGGGACATGGAAGCCGCGCTGACAGAGCCGGTTACGCTAAGGTTCCCGGATGCGTCGAATGCCATAACAACAGTTGGCGTATCACGGGCACCTTCGTTGAATGTAGTTGTGCCAGTAGCGCGGTCGTACTTAATTTGAAATGTGCCATCTGTAGGTGCAGAATATCCTCCGAGACCCAACACACTTATTGCAGAAGATGAATATATCCACCCCCCATCAGTGCTATTGTTGGCAGCTATTAGCTTAAATGTGGGCGAATTTGTCCCAACCCCCAGGTTGCCTGAGGCGTCCAGCCTGATCCCCTCCACACCGTTTGTACTCCACGCCAGCGTGTTTGTTGCCGGCAGGTACATGCCGTTGCCCGTGGCCGTGCCACCAGTGGGCGCAAACTTGGGCGCGAACAGCGTGCTACCAACAGTGAAAGACGCCGCGTAGGTGAACGTGGGTGCTACATCAGTGCCCGCAGCATTGATCCGCAGCGTCATGGACGCGCCAGCAGGAACAGCAACACCGGGTTGCCCCGAGACCTTGACGGTAGCGATCTGCCCGCAGTTGTTGGTGACGAAGTAGAGCTTGCGGTTGGTAGGAACGATGACATCCCGGGCAACACCGGGCGTGCCGGTGATGTTCAGGAACATGTTTCGCGCGGAGTTGGTCCCGGCGCTACCGTCCACAATGGTCAGCGTGACATTGCCAAATGTCACGTCCGCAGTCGCCAGCCCTGCGATTGCCTGATCGGTCAGGTCGATCATCCCGCTGCTGACTGTCGTGCCCCAGCCCGTATCGTTCAAACTGGGATTGGCAAGCCGCAGGTTGGTCGTGTAATTGGTTCCTGGCATGGGTTACCTCAAGCAAAGCGCAGCAGCGCCGTCGTTGCAGTTGCTGCGGGCATCTGAATCGTGAACGTACCGGAGGCCGTCTTGTCAGCACCAAAGTCCAGCACAGCGATGGCGCGGTCGGCCTTTGACGAGTTGTAGATCAAACCACCACGGCAGGTGAAAGACGCGCCTGACCAAACAGGGTTGTTGAACGTCACGTAGGCAGTGGTCCCCGAGAGAAGGACTTGGACGTTGACAAGCGTCACACCGCCAGTGGTGTATCCTGATCCAAGGGGTACTTGCCCTGGCGTTGACGCGCTGTATGCGGTCGTGGCCTGACTCAGGTCTGCTGATGCGGTGTAAAGCGCCAGCTTCAGCGTGTCCACAGGAAGGTTGTGGATGCCTTGCCAAGACTCCTGTTTGAACGAGGAGCACATTCCCTGGAGGATTGCCATTTACTTCACCGGGTTTCTGACCTGACCGCTGCGATAGGCGTCTTGACGGTCTTTCCCGTCGCCCAGGTTCTTCAGTAGCAGGATCGAATCGTTGAACTGGCTCTGGTACAACTGAACAATGTCCTGTTCAGCCTTCATGAACCGAGCAGCTTCCACCATGATCGCGTTGAACAGCACGCTGTCAAAGTTGTTGCCAAGCCATGTGTTGCCTGCCGTGACGATGCTTTCAGGCTGGTAGAAGTAGTTCAGCTCCGCATTCAACGCAGCATTCGGCGTCGGACCGAGAATGATCTGCTGGATCAGCGTGGAAGCTGTACCGTCAAGCGCGTAGTACTTTGGCGTACCCGTACTCGCTGGGTTCGGATAGCTCTCCCGCATGAAGTTCACATCCTTGTTCAGGAGGAACTCGTAGGCACCCGTGGCAAGAATGACCGCCAAGGAGTACGCTGCCAGGAAGTCCGAAGGAAGACTCAGGTTCCTGTTGCCGATAATCAGCGTCAGCGTAGAGGTCTTCCGAAGGATCGGAAGCTGCACCGTCTGATAGATCTTCTGTTCTGCCAGCTTGGTGAGCGTGGCAAAGTCAACAGACGAGAACGTGTTTTCGACCGTATCCTCGACGGCGACCTTCAGTGCGGTGTAGTCCATAGCTTACGCCATCGGTCCCCGAGCCATGCGGCCCTTGGTCTGCGCCTTGCCACCACGAACCTGAATGCCCGAGGTCTTGACCGGGGGCGTCGCAGCGGAGGCAATGTTGCCCACCACCATACGCGGCATGGGCGCGTCAGCGTTCACGACCGGAGTCGGAACAGGCTTGGCCTTCATCATGTCACTTCCCCTTGCGCCCGACCGGGCCTTGATTCGCCACGCGGGCCATGTTGCGCCCCATCTTCTGGGACATCTTGGTGGTCACACCACCCTTGGCGAGCTTGGTCTTGGGCTTGCCCGGGTGCAGCGCGGCCTCGTGCTTGTGGACTGCTTCCTTGGGGGTCATGTTCGCTCCTTGTCAGGTAAACGTTACTGTACCAACTTCACCTACACCGACCAAGGTGTTTGGCGTGAGCACAGCGTCAAAATCCCTGGCGCCGCCAATAGGGTTCCAGCCCCACTGGATGACCAGCATGCCCTCGCCAGGGAAGCCTTCTTGATCTGGGCCAGTGCCCGCTGTTGGGCTGGTCTGCAGGCCGTTCGTACCGGACTGATACCACGTATTTGTGTCCGGGCGGGGGTCACGGATGGCCTGAGGATCGGCCACAGGGTACATGCCCAACTGCAACTGCGGCTGGTCCGGAGTCCAGCACTGAGGGCACGCCTTGATCTGCGTCTGCTTGGTCTTGACGACGAGGTTCTTCAGCCTTTTCAGGTCGAAACGGAATCCACAGACGTCACAGAACCCGAACGCCTTTCTTCCGTTTGCAAACCTATTAGACATGATCAGCCGATGAACATCCGCCGAGGTACGAACCGTACCGCAGCTTTTTCACGGTCTTCGCTCGACGCACGGTCCCAGTCTTCGTCGTACTGAGCCTTCAACGCCTGCATACGCTCCATGGCGTTGGGGATCTTCATGGACAGGTAGTACGCCAGACCGGAAACAAGGCACGGCATGAAGCGGAAGGGGATGTCCTGAGTAGCTTCTCCACCAGATCCGGCATCCTGAATACGCCGCAAGTACCAGTACACGAACTGATACACACCAGTCTGGTCAGGCGTAGGCCACACGGTGATGCTCGGGAGCGCCGTAGCACTCGGGGAGTAGCTGCTCGACGCCGGATACGTCGCACCGGAGTTCCGGTTGACCAGCACCTGGATCGGACGAGCCTGTTGCAGCTTGTTCGGGATGGACGAGTAGGTGCTGATGCTGATCCGCGTGATGGTCAGATCCACCTGAGTCGAGACGTTGCCCGCACCCGTGCGGATGACATGCTCCAGCAGATCTACCGTGTCAGACGGCAACGTGTATGTGTTCGTGCCTTGAACCAGAGGAATCGTGCCCTGGTTGAAGGTCCACATGTTGATGCCACGGTTCGCCCAGTCTGCGAACAGCAGGTTCAGGGACCGCCGAGCAGTGCGCAGGTCGTAGCCCGTGCGAAGCTCCGCCCCGCAACGTTCAAACGCCTCCTCGACCGCATCGTTGAGGTCGAGGTTGAAGGTGGTGGTCCCTGATGTGGTCATCTAAATCTCGCTGTCTTCGATGCCACCTTCGGCGGTTGCTTGACGAACTGCTTGCCCGCTGCCTTGCCTGCACGCTTCGCCCGGGTTGTGGCCGCGTACTCAGAGGGGCTCAGGGACTTGATCGCAGCCTCGGGGAGATAGCGCTCCCCGGTGTCGGAGGAGCGCTTCCCTGACTTGGTCCGCCATTTCTGATCGGTCCAGTCCTTCAGGGACTGCTGCGGGGCCTTAGTCACGATACCCGCCGCCCTTGGACTTGTACTGCTTCGCCAGAAGCTGCGCCTTGCGGGCACTCCACTGGCCTGCCGCCGTGCCTTGCGTAGCCTGCCCCTTGATCTTCTCGAAGAGGCTCTTGCGCATCCCAGGCTTGGTGTAGTTGCCCGCCTCGTTCACGCGGCTCTCCCCGCCCTTGGCATAGACCTTGGGCTTCTTGAGTTCCGGACGGATGCAACCCATGCCGCGTGAGGCTCTCATACGTACCTCGTCTTCTTGGTGCGAGTCTCGCACCCGGCACCGCGCACAGAGCCGCCCTTGGCGTAGGCTTTCACCTTGCCGCCCTTCTTGAAAGAAGCACCACCAGGATATGCTTCATCAATCTGCTTGACGATCTCTTTCCACTTGGTCGGATCAGCACCTTCCGGGGGCCTATTCCGCCATCCTGCCCCCATACGTCCAGCAAGCGCACGAAGGCCCACGTTGGCGCCTGCGCCACCGAGCAAACTGAGCGCAGCCATCGTGCGGTTCTTGGCTTCGTCCCGCTCTTCCTCAGGACTCTTCGTTCCTGGCAAACGCCGAAACCGTTCTGCAGCATCCTCTGCTGCAGGTGAGGCAGATTCTTTCGTTCCAAGAAGCGAGCGCAGCGACATGGGCGCTGGCGCCACATTCGCTCCCTGCACACCTCGCGCCGCAGAACTGGCCGCAGAAGGCCCACGCCCCTTGTCTGCGTTCAACAGATCCCGAAGCGTCTTGTCAGCACCAAACTTCTGGCGGAAATCCGCAAGCTCTTCTGCACTGACCAGCGCTTTGCCGTCCACCTTGGGGCGGTCCGGCATAGGACCTGACCACTTTTTGCGTGCCCGGGGAGTAGCTGCGTACGACTCGACAGCCCCGCGATTACGGGACTGCAGCCGATTCAAAGCAGTCCTGGTCTCATCGTCGTAGCCCGAGTTCATCGCCATATCACACCATCTTGCACTGCTTGACGCCGCGTTGGGCGACGCCTGCGCCGCGCACAGAGCCGCCATCGGCGTACTTCTTGGTCATGCCGCCCATCGCCTTCTTGACCGGAGGCTTCGGCGGGTAGTCCTTCTTGGTCTGGGCTTCAGCCTTGCGCTCAGCGGCCTTGCGCTGCGCGGGGGACAGGGACGACGCCATATCGATGTCAATCGGAGGCGGACCCATTTCCTTGGTGTACATAGCCATGTGTGTTCTCCTTAGCAGGCTTTGCCGCCGTATGCCATCTTCTTCGCCGCGCCACCCTTGGCGAACGGCTTGCCCTTGGGTTTGCCCTTGGCTTCTTTCTTCTCGTGCTTGATCATGGCCTTGGGCGCACCCTTAGCCTTCATGAAGGCGAGTTCCTTCTTGACCATCTTGGGGGATTCTTTCACGGGGCCTCCTTCGGCCTTATGGGCTTCAAACTGCAGGCCAACGGCCTGGGGGATGCCCACCTTCTTGGCGAAGCCTGGGCTGTGCGCGACGGCCCGCATGAGCCGCTCTTGCTTGGGAGAACTATACGGCATGGGGCTTGCTTCGTAGATTGTCGATCTTCGACTCAATCCTGTCAAACCTCTCCAGCAGTTCTTTCATGTCCTGCCGAAACTCTGCACGGGTGATGTGGTCACGCGCAACTTCTTCACGGGTACGGTTCAGAAGGATGCTCAGACGATCCAGTTCCTTAAACTTTGAGGCCATGAAGAAGCCCACAATCGCCAAGAGAACTGTAAGGACAGCATTCCAGACAGCAACAAGCTCCATACGTCACTCAGCAGTTCCACGCCCGCAGGCTCTTGTTGATACGGGAGTTCGGATCTTTTGCCGTCTTTTCTGACGTCAACTTTGCCTTCATACCTTTCATCCTGGCACAGAAGGAGTCACGACGGGGGCCACCTTCCGGTTGCGGTGCCTTCAACCCAGGCTTTCCGGGGTTGGCTTTGTTGTAGCTGGCGCGGCCTTTGGCGTTGAGTCCACCGGACTCAGACTTGCCCTCTTTGCGTTGCCATGCAGGGGTTTTTGCCATGTTGACCTCAGTCATCAAACACAAAGAGAGCGCCGGGGGCCATCGTGCCGACGTAGATACCGCCAGGGCCGTAGACCACGCCCGCCCGGACATCAGAAGGGGCCGGGAACAGCGTGCCTCTAACCAGTGTCGCGTCCTGCCCGTTTACGAGGTACGCCCCCGCCGCAGCGGAAAGGACATACACGTAGTCCAGCGTCGCGGCCTGCCCCGTGATGATATACGTTCCGGCGTCGGAAGAGATCTGTCTGGTTGCAAAAAGACTTGCATCCTGGCCCGAGATGGCGTATGAACCCGCCTCAGCGTTGGCTGCCTTGCCCGCAAGAAGAGCAGCGGCCTGCCCCGCGATGGCATACAGACCTGCGTCGGCACTCGCCGTGCGCGTAGCCAGCAGCGCAGCCGCTTGGCCCGTGACCGCGTAGGAGCCCGCCGCAGCGTTGACAGCCCTGGAGATCGCCAGGGTGGCGGCTTGCCCGTCGATGGCGAAGGCCGCAGATGCCGCGTTGATCGATTTCCCAGCCAGGAGCGTGGCCGCTTGGCCTGTGATGGTGTAAGAGCCCGCAGCAGCGTCAAAAGCTCCGGGCACCAAGAACGTAGCGTCTTGGCCCGTGACAACATACGCACCCGCAGCGGCGTTTGTGGCTCTTGTAGCGAGCAGCGTAGCTGCTTGGCCTGTGACTGCGTAAGAACCCGCGGCGGCGTTGACCGCTTTTCCGACAAGCAGCGACGCGGCTTGGCCCGTGACCGCATAGGAACCGGCGGCGGCATTGACTGCTTTCCCAACAAGCAGCGAGGCTGCTTGACCTGTTATCGCATACGAACCCGCCGCAGCGTTGAATGCCCCGGACACCAAGAGCGTAGCTGCTTGGCCGGTAATAGCGTAGGAGCCAGCAGCGGCCTCAAAAGCCCCCGACACCAAGAGCGTCGCATCTTGGCCGGTGATGGCGTAAGAACCCGCCGCTGCATTTGTGGTTCTTGTGGCAAGCAGTGTTGCTGCTTGACCTGTTATCGCATACGAACCTGCCGCTGCGTTGACAGCTTTTCCAACAAGCAGCGTAGCTGCTTGGCCCGTGACAGCGTAAGAACCCGCCGCTGCATTTGTGGTTCTTGCAACCAGCAGCGTAGCTGCTTGGCCGGTAATGGCGTACGAACCGGCAGCGGCATTTGTAGTTCTTGTAGCGAGCAGCGTAGCTGCTTGCCCCGTAACGGCGTAGGAACCCGCTTCAGCGTTGACCGATTGGCCCCGACTTAGCGTCGCGTCTTGACCCGTGACAGCGTAAGAGCCTGCGGCAGCATCGATGGTCCGGGGGAACAACAGCGCCGCGTCTTGCCCGGTAATGGCATACGAACCGGACTCCGCATTGAGGGAGTACGAGGCTGGTCCTGGCGCAAATATCCACCCAAACGAACCATTGTTCGTTGAGTTATTACCTGCGTACCAGTTGCTCATTAGTACGCTCTCACGCCTGTGATGACAAAGTAGTCACCATTAGCAGCCACATTGCCGGTGCCAGAGTGGACGAGCGTGCAAGGAGACGTCGCAGACGTACCAGTCAACGTCAAAAGCCGCCCTGCCTCGCCCGCAGCGGTGAAGGCGCCCACTGTCTGTGTTGTGGTGCCGAAGTTGATGGTAGTTGCGCCCGTGGCCTTATAAGTGTTTGTGATATCGGCAAAAGCGTTGCTTCCGTTGATGGTCAGCGTACCTGCGCCGCCTTGGTTGAGCGTTATGCCGCTATAAGAAACGCTGCCCCCGTTAAAAGTCTTGGCTGAAGCAGACGTAAAACTAAGGGTGCCTGTGCCGGTAATGGTCAAATTTGTGGAAGTCGAAGCATCCCAGCCCGTGCTGCCCGCAATAGTCCACGTTCCGGAACCAATTCCAATTGTTCTCGTATTAGTGTTGGTAGAGGATACAGCCGAACCCGCTCCAGTCAGCGACACGTTATACGTTGATGCATTAAACGTCCCGCTACTGATGGTCAAAACAGATGTTGAAGACAAACTTGCCGTAAAGCTGTCCTGTAGGGTCACAGACCCCCCTGGGGTAGCAATGTCAAAGCGCTGTGTCCACGTTTTTCCAGCACTTGTAATCTGTTGACTGCCGCGCCCTGTAAACGTCAAAGTTCCAGTACCACTAATAGTTGTACCAGTGCCGTTTATCCAACTACCGTAAATCGAGAAACTAAAGCTCCCCGTAGCAAACGTCATTGTGTTTGTCGTTCTTGCCGACATATTGACCGTGCCAATATTGAAGGCGCTATTGACCGTAATAGTGGCTCCGCTGTTCAGCCCTGTAGCTTCAAAGAAACAAGTGTCTTGCGCCAGAGGGAAGTTGTTGAGCGCGGGCGTCCCGCCGCTGCTTGTTGCCCACCCTGTTGCAGTCCAGTTGCCGCCAACAGCGAGGTTCCAGTACTTGTTCGCCGCAGCCGTGAACGTGACGCCGCTGTTACCTTTGCAATCGCCCAGGCGCGTGCCTGTCGCTGGCGCTGCTGCACCGGCTACGGTGATGTCTCTGAAGTCAACGTCCGTCAGGGACACGGCAGCGCAGGTGAGCGTGCGTGTGGTGCCGATAGTATCGCTCCGGACAAAATGTCTTCGGGTGGCGTCTGCCCCGGCAGAATAAGTAAGCGTTCCAGTAACGGTTTGGTTGCCGTTAATGCGACAATCTTTTATTCCCTCAGTACCAGAAATTGCAGCAAAAGACAAATTTCTAAAAGTGTTATTGCCAACAATTACCGCACTGGCAATGTTCGATGTACTAGTAAAGGATAGATCGTAGTATGTTTTGCCATTCCCCGTAAAATTTGGGAAAAGACCGGTCATGTTAATTTGCGAGGATCCTCCGTCTACAGTCAAATCTGCCGCGACGGACTCAGAGGAGCCAAAACTGACGTTACTTGATATAGACGTTGTGCCTGTACCAAATTTTATATTTCTTGAATTGGTGTTTTCTGAAGATAAGGTTCCAAACGCCAAAGCATACGTCACCGCATCGAACGTACCGTTTGTCAGCGTCAAAACGCCTGAACCTATATTCAGCGCAGATCCAAGCGACCAAACGCAATCTACGCCGTTGACCGTGATAGAGGACGCCAACGCTACGCCGTTCGTCGTAACCGTTCGTCCAGTTGAGTTACTGCTCAGGGTAATGGCGCCCGTGTAGGTTCTCGTCAGTCCAGTTGCGGGCAACAGCACATTGTCGTGAATAATCAGGATTGTTGATCCCGCCAATGTCACATTACCCGAAGCAGGGCCAGCAACCGTAAGTTTTTTGCAGCGAACGCCCCCAATAACGGTA